AGGAGACAAACAATGGATAACAAAAAATTTGAACAACTTATTGATTTGATTATCAATGAGAACGAAGAACAAGCACGTGCATTATTTCACGATATCGTAGTTGAGAAAAGCCGCGAAATCTATGAGGATATGATGGATGATGAAATGGGTCAAGGCATGGGCGGTCAAGTCGGTGAAATGATAGACGAGATTTCAGTTGAAGAAGAAGGTATGGCTGAAGCTGAAGATGATGATTTAGACTTTGATTCCGATGAAGATGAAGTAATCGACATTGAAGATGGCGAAGATGACATGGATGGCGAAGAAGGTCTAGAAGACCGTGTTGTTGACTTAGAAGATAAGTTAGACCAATTAATGGCTGAGTTTGAAGAAATTATGGCCGGTGATGATGATGAAGTTGACATGGATGACGAAGAAGGTGAAATGGACGACATGGGCGGTGATGACGACATGGGCGGCGAAGAAGATCCTATGATGGAAGCTATCACATTGAAGAAAGTTTCTGTAACTCATGGTGACAACGGTGTTCAAAATAAAAGCACAGTAGACGCTAATAGCGGTCAAGCTGGAATGGATTCTAGACCAGTTAAGTTCAGTGGTTCAAGTGAATCAGTTCCAACAGGACCAAAAGGCCCGAGCAATGCTTATACTAAAGGTGAATCATCTGTAAAAGATGCTAACAATTGGAAGAATGCTCCAGCACAAAACAATGCAGACTTAGAATCAGCACCAAAGCCAGTCACTAAAGACGAAGCAGGTAAAGTTCGTAGTCCAGTAGCTGAGTCACGTAGAACTCCTGCTAAAAGACGCATTTAAGGAATCTGAGAGAAAATGGCTTATCTTAAAGAGCACTTGACATTTGACCGCGCAGGTATGGTGGTTGAGTCTGTCAGTGAAGGCGACAAGAAGAACCTTTATATGAAGGGTATCTTCATCCAGGGCGGGGTAAAGAACGCTAATGAGCGTGTTTATCCCGTTGCTGAGATTGAAGTCGCTGTACAAACTCTAAATGAGCAAATCACAGAAGGTTACTCAGTATTAGGTGAAGTAGATCACCCAGATGATTTAAAGATTAATTTAGACCGTGTGTCACATATGATAACAAGTATGTGGATGGACGGAGCTAATGGCTTCGGCAAATTAAAGATTTTACCAACTCCAATGGGTGAATTAGTTAAAACTATGTTGGAGAGTGGTGTGAAACTCGGCGTATCAAGTCGTGGAAGCGGAAACGTTGACGACATGAACGGCAAAGTAAGTGACTTTGAAATAGTCACCGTGGATATTGTTGCACAACCTAGCGCACCAAATGCGTATCCTAAGGCAATCTATGAAGGTATGATGAATATGCGTCATGGTCATAAATTGTTGGATATTGCAAAGGACGCAAGAGGCGACAAGAAAGTAGAGAAGTACTTGAAAGAGGAAGTAATGCGCCTTATCAAGGATCTCAAAATTAACAAAGGGGAATAAGCATGTTTGATGCTATCAAGCCATTACTTGACAGTGGACTTATCAATGAAGATGTAGGGGCTCAGTTAAATGAGGCCTGGGAATCTAAATTGAATGAGGCTCGCCAGCAAGTCCGTGCAGAATTACACGAAGAATTCGCACAACGTTATGAACATGACAGAAGCGTAATGGTAGAAGCCCTTGACAAGATGGTTACAGAAAGCCTATCAGAAGAAATTGAAGAATTTCACTCTGAGAAGCAAGCAATGAACGAAGACCGTGTGAAAGCACAAATGAAACTACGTGAATCTGCTACAAAATTCAATGATTTTATGGTTACTAAACTAGCTGAAGAAATCAAAGAACTACGTTCAGACCGTATTATCGCTAAAGAAAGTCAACAAAAGCTAGAACAATTTATTGTTCACGCACTAGCCCGTGAAATCAAAGAGTTCTCTCAAGATAAGCAGGCAGTTGTTGAAGCTAAGGTCAAGTTAGTTGCAGAAGGTCGTCAACAATTAGAAAAACTTAAAGCACGTTTTGTTGCTGAAAGTGCTAAGAAGTTGTCTGTTGCTGTAGCAGGACAGTTAAAGGGTGAATTAGGCCAATTGAAAGAAGATATCAAAATTGCAAAAGAAAACAGTTTTGGTCGTAGAATTTTCGAAAGTTTTGCAGGTGAATTCTCAGTTACTCATTTAAATGACAAAGCTGAGACAAGAAAACTAATGCAAAAATTAGAAGATAAAGATCGTCAATTAGCAGAATCCATTACACAAATCAACAACACTAAAAAGTTAGTTGAATCAAAAGAACGTGAAGTTCGTATTATTAAAGAGTCTAACCTTCGTGAGAAGACCATGACTGAGTTACTTTCTACTCTTAATGAGGAAAAAGCAACAGTAATGCAGAACTTACTAGAGGGTGTGCAAACAGGTAAACTGCAAGCTACTTTCGATAAGTATCTACCAGCCGTACTAAACACTGGCACCGTTAAGAAGTCTGTAAAGACTAACTTAGCAGAGTCAAAGATGATTAGTGAAGTTACAGGGGATAAAGCTGCCAAACAAGAAGTTGATATGGAACAACGTGACAACGTTATCGATATCAAGCGTCTGGCAGGGCTTTAATTAAAAAGACATAGATTAGGAGAAATATAAATGTCAAAAGTTCTATTAGAAAGCCGTTGGGACGAGACCAAGGAAGCTCTGTTAGAAGGCTTAAAGGGCACTCGCCGCTCAACTATGGGTGTTATCTTAGAAAATACTAAGAAACAACTACTTGCTGAATCTTCAGCAGGTACAACTACAGCTGGTAACATCGCTACATTAAACCGTGTTATTCTACCAGTTATCCGTCGTGTTATGCCAACTGTTATCGCTAACGAGTTGGTTGGTGTTCAACCAATGACTGGCCCAGTTGGTCAGATCCATACACTACGTGTACGTTATGCACAAAACTTAGTGGACAACTCTGCCGCTCAAACTAGCGTTACTGCTGGTCAAGAAGCGTTGAGCCCATTCACTATTGCTCAAGCATATTCACGTCAGCCATCTAACGATGCAACCGCAACAGGTTACACAGGTAACAACACTGCGGCTCTTGAAGGTAACGGAGGTCGTCAGATTTCTGTTCAAATCTTGCGTCAAGCTGTTGAAGCTAAGTCACGTAAGTTGCAAGCACGTTGGACATTTGAGGCAGCACAAGATGCTCAGTCTCAACATGGTATTGACGTAGAAGCAGAAATCATGGCAGCTCTTGCACAAGAGATTACTGCTGAGATTGACCAAGAGATTCTATTGTCATTGCGTACATTAGCATCTACAGAGTATACATACAACCAAGCTACTGTATCAGGTACAGCTACTTACGTTGGTGACGAACACGCTGCCTTAGCTGTTCTAATCAACCGTGTTGCTAACTTGATCGCCCAACGTACACGTCGTGGCGCAGGTAACTGGGCTGTTGTTTCTAGCGCCGCATTGACAGTATTGCAATCTGCAACTACTTCTGCTTTCGCTCGTACAACAGAAGGTACTTTCGAAGCTCCAACTAACACTAAGTTCGTTGGTACATTGAACGGCGCTATGCGTGTGTTCGTTGACTCTTATGCTCCTGATACAACACCTGTATTGGTTGGTTATAAGGGTTCTAGCGAAACTGACGCGGCAGCATTCTATTGCCCATACATTCCATTGATGAGCAGTGGTGTTGTTCTAGATCCATCAACATTCGAACCAGTCGTATCATTTATGACACGTTATGGTTACATCGAATTAACTAACACTGCATCATCTTTCGGTAATGCGGCTGATTACGTTGGTGAAATCGCAGTTCAAAACTTGACATTCCAATAATCAAATCTTTGAGATTTGGAAATCTAAAAAAGGCTCTTCGGAGCCTTTTTTGTTGGATAGACTAAATATATTAAAGGAATATTTATGAGCACAGCCCTATTTAGAAATTACATAGACCTTATCAATGAAGCAAGTGAACAGCAACAGCTTGATGAGGATATCGGAGAATGGTTACAATCAAAAGTATCAGGCTTATTAGATAAGTTTCTAGCTTCATCTCCTAAAGCGCAACAAGCATATAAACAAGCACAAACTCGCAAAAATGAATTAGTTAATATTTTAAAAACTAGTAAAAGTGCTGAAGAAGCTAAGAAGAAAACTGAAGAATTAGCTAAAGCAGATGCTGGTTCAGGTATTTCTGAAGGCTTTGGAAACAATATGGGTAAAACACTAGCCGGTGGTTTAGGTGTATTAGGTGGTAGTGCTTACTTAATATTAAATAAAATATATGATACTATGTCACATATCATGGCAACACCCGTGAATGATCCTACCATGGTTAATAGTATGTTAGCTGATGAGCGTTTACCTGCAATGCTTATTAATTATGGATTGCCATTAATGTGTATCATATATGGTTTAACGTTATTATACTATGTAGGTATGAGTGACGATAGAGATTAAAAATCAACCCTCGGGATGGGAAGTTACAATCAAGCACTCTTCGGGGTGCTTTTTTGTTGGCGATAAATATCTAATGAATGAAATATTATATACTTTAATAGTTACACACATCACTATAGTATGTGTTACTCTCTTTTTACATAGAGGGCAAGCACATAAATCAATTGAATTCAATCCTATACTAAGCCACTTTATGCGCTTTTGGTTATGGTTGACAACTGGTATGGTTACTAAACAATGGGTAGCTATACATCGCAAACATCATAGATACAGTGATAAAGAGGGTGACCCTCATACTCCTCACATATATGGCATATACAATGTATTATTCAAAGGTGCATTGTTATATCATACTGCTAGTAAAGATAAAACAATGGTAGACTCATATGGTGTAGGAACACCTGATGATTGGATGGAACGTAATGTATATACTAATCACAGTCGTTTAGGAATTGCTTTACTATTGCTTATAAATTTACTTTGTTTTTCTTGGTGGGGTATACTAATTTGGGCTATACAAATGATATGGATTCCATTTTGGGCAGCCGGAGTCATTAATGGTATAGGTCATTGGATAGGTTATCGCAATGGTGAAACTAAAGATCATAGTCGTAATATTGTTCCTTGGGGAGTTATAATAGGTGGTGAAGAATTACATAACAATCACCACTTAGAACCAGCTAATCCTAAACTAAGCCGTCGTTGGTTTGAATTTGATTTTGGATGGATGTGGTTATCAATTTTTAAATTTTTTAGACTAGCTAAAATACGTACTATATAAACGTATGATTGTACTTGCTCCAATATCAGTTGGTGAACTGATTGACAAAATTACTATTCTGAAAATCAAATCAAATCTTATCAAGGACGTTGACAAGCTATTCAACATTGAAAAAGAATTGCAATCATTGGAAGAACTAAAAGACAGTCTTAATATAGATGTTGATTCACTACAATCTAATCTTTATAGTGTTAACTTAGAGTTATGGCACATTGAGAACTATAAACGAGAATGTGAAAAAAATCAAAGATTTGATAATAAATTCATTGAAACAGCAAGACAAGTCTATCTTAAAAACGATTTGCGTGCCAGTTTTAAAAAACAAATCAATGAACTTGTGGGTAGCACAATAATAGAAGAAAAAAGCTATTAAAGTGTGTAGTCAGTATCACTTGTGATATCTAAAATACTCTTACGTTTTTCTTTTAATTTCTTTTGATATAATCTATTACAGTTGGCACACAACGTTTTTAGATTACGTTTATCTTTGTTCTTTTTATTATCATCTTTATAGATAACATCTAGTTGGCATTTGTCTTCTGGTACAAAACCACACTTCTCACACTTATCTTTCTTGTGCAGTAAGTAACCAAACTTGCTGTTATATGCACCCTTAGCACAGTCAACACAATACTTGTGCCACTTGGTAAAGCCGTGTTTACTCACACCATTTGATTTAGCTAACGATACATTACAATGTTCGCATAAGGGTCTGTTAGGCTGTCGTATAAGCATCAACTATTTAATAAAAAAGCACACCTGGGTGTTTTTTTCTATGGTATTCATTCAGATTTATTGATAAATAATATATCACATAAATTTAGGATGAACAATGGCATTTGAACCTTTTGGTTTAGTTGGTGGATTATCAGTAGGCATACCACCAATAGTAGTTATAGATGATAACGGCATAGCCACCCTAAACGGTTTAACTGTTACTGGTATAACAAATTTAGGCCCAACTGGTAATATTATCATTACCGGTGGTGAGAACGGATATTTCTTACAGACTGATGGAGAAGGCAGATTAACTTGGGCTCCAGGTGGTAATGGTGGCGGTGGCAACGGTATTCCTGGTGGCTCTAATACTCAAGTTCAATATAACAACGCTGGAAACTTTGGCGGTGATGCTGGCTTTACATACAATAGTATAACCAATGTATTGTCAGTATCCGGTAACATCATATCTAATAATTTTATTGGTACTGGTAATATTACTATTGCCAATATAAATGCCAATGGTAATGTCACAGCAAATTATTTAATAGGTAATGGTAGTCAATTAACTGGTATAACAGCTACAACTGCAAACTTTGCAAACTTTGCTGGTAATGTTACCGTAAGTAGTCAACCTAATATTACAAGTGTTGGTACATTAGTTAGTTTAAGTGTTGCAGGAAATGTTACAGCAGGTAATGCTAATTTAGGAAACAGTGCTGTTGCAAACTTCTTTACTGGTAGATTTTACGGTAATGCAAATACAGCAGGTACAGTTACAACAAATGCTCAACCAAACATTACTTCAGTTGGTACATTAGCTAATTTAAGTGTTACTGGAAATATAACAACAGGTAATGCTAATTTAGGAAACAGTGCTACCGCTAATTTCTATTTTGGTAATGGTGCATTCTTAACCGGTGTCGGCAATGCAAATTACAGTCCGTTAGCTAACTTTGCAAACTTTGCTGGTAATGTTACCGTAAGTAGTCAACCAAATATTACAAGTGTAGGTACCTTACTCAATTTAAATACTTCAGGTAATGTAACAGCAACAGCCAATATTATTGGTGCTAATGTTACTGCAAATCAATTCTTCAATGCACTAAACGCAAACATAACCGGGACTACTAATTTATCAGGTGCGATTACCGTAACTAATACTGGTACTATTACTTCTCTTGGTAATGTAAACTTCACAGCCGCACCAAACGTAACATTAGGAACTGTAGCTAATATTCATATTAGTGGTGGTGTAGCAGGATATTTTTTACGTACTGATGGTGCAGGTAATTTAAGTTGGGCTGTTGGTGGCGGTGGTGGCGGTAATGGAACACCAGGTGGTAACACAACTGAAGTTCAGTTTAATGACAATGGTGTCTTTGGTGCAAGTGCTAACTTTACGTTTAACCCCTTTAGTTATGTATTAGCAGTACCTACTATTAATACAACTACTGTTTCTATTTCAAACGTATTAACAGTCAACACTACTGCAAATTTATACACAACCAATATTACCGGGATATTAACAGCATCAAGTAACATTAATGCATCAATGTCCCCAAATGTAAACTTAGGTTCAGTATCTAATTTACATATTCAAGGTGGAACCAATGGTTATGTGTTGGCAACTGATGGTGCTGGTAACTTAAGTTGGACAGCAGGTGGCGGCGGCGGTGGCAATGGCACACCGGGCGGTAGCAACACACAAATACAATACAATGACCAGGGCGTATTTAATGGTAGTTCTTTCTTTACGTTTAATGAAAATACCAATAATGTTCAGGTCGCTGGTAATTTAATTGCGAATGCATTAACACTGGGATCAGGCATTTATGCCTTCTCCCGTTCTAATGTATTCTTTGCGATAACCAGTAGTAATGCAACACAAGAGTTGTATGCTATTGAAGCGGATACAATATCAGGTGCAGATTTTACAATCATTGCAACTGACACAACAGCAAACACACGACAGGTAAGTAAAATATCTTCAATCTTTTTAGGAGAGGCTTACCAATACAATGAATACAGCACATTAGCTGTCAATGGTGCTACAGGGTACTATTCAATGGCTTATTTGCCGGGTAATATTTCTGTCACACCACAATTTGTTCTGTATGTCACTCCGACAACGAACAATAATATAGTACACAAAATATCGATTCAATCATATGATATTTGAGCCAAATGATAAATATAATATAATAAGGATAATAACATGGCACTACAACCATTTAATTCGGTAAGCGGTTTCTCTGTAGGTGAAACCCCAACCGTCATCATCAGTAATACCGGTAACGTTTCAGGTAATACTGCTAATTTTTCCGGTAATTTAACTGCCCTAAATGCTAATTTAGGAAACTTAACGTTATCAAACAATTTTACTGGTAACTTTATTAATGGTAACTCTAATATAGTTATTGTAGCTAATGGTTCCATAGAAATATCATCAACTGGTAACGCAAATGTACTGGTCGTAAGTGGTACAGGTGCAAATGTTACAGGTAATTTAAGTGTATCAGGTAATGCCAACGTTGGCAATATTGGTGCTACTGGATTTTACGGTGTTAGTGGTAACTTAACTGGTAACTTAGTTGCAGGTAACGTAGATGCTGGTAACTTATTGACAGTTGGCTTTGCAAACATATCAAGTAATGCAAACATAGGAAACATTGGTACAGCAATAATTACAGCAACCGGTAACATTACTGGTGCTAATTTATTCACAGGTGGTATTGTATCTGCTACAAGTAATGTTTCTGGTGGAAATATTACAACAGCCGGACAAGTTAGTGCAACTGGAAATGTAACTGGTAACTATTTTATTGGTAATGGTAGTCAGTTAACAGGATTAAACACATCTGGTATTAGCAACGGTACTTCAAATATCAGTATCCCTTCAGTAGACGGCAATATATTATTTGGTGTAGCTGGACAAGCAAACGTATTTGTTGTTGCTAACACTGGTGCAACAGTTGATGGAAATTTTACTACTACAGGTAATGCCACGATTGAAGACGGTGTAATTGCAACAGCAAGTAATGCTAATTTAGTATTAGAGCCAAATGGTACTGGTGTAGTTGTTATTGCAAATACATCAGGTGGCGCAACAGCTATTGAAATGGGTGATCCAACTCAAGGTAATCTAGTAAGTAATGCAGTAACACTAACAAACAGTTCATCAGTATCAAATGCTATTGCGTTATTGAACAATGTTTTAGGCAAATTAGTTCCTAGTTCTCCGGCAAGTTTCCCGGGTGGACAAACATTAAGTATTGGAAGTTTATCATCATTTCGTATGGCTAACTACACGCAGACTGATAATACATCAGGTGCAAACAAAGGTGTAGCTGGTGGTACAACAGTATCAAGCGTATTAAGAGCAAGTGGTTATACAACATCAAATATTAGTACAGTGGGTCCTGGAGATAGCGGAACAATCGCTACGTATCTAAACGGCACACTTGCAGGTTCTAGAACACTAACTGCAAATCTTGACGGTAACGGAACTTATAGTAATTTGGTCATATTTAATAACTATGATTACAACGTTGCTAACGCAAATATTCCTGCTGGCTTCTGGAGTGTATTCTCTGCTAGAGCTAGTGGAACAGTAACTCAAGGTTGGAACGAAGTATATATTGCTGATAGTGCCGCGACAAATACTAATATTCCTTATTGGTTCTATGACTCAAGTAGTCCAGGCACACCACAATTTAGCTCAACAAGTATTAGTGCACCTGGTGCACCAAGCTATGCTTATTCAAGTACAGTTCCGCATTATGATAACACAAATGCATTCAACTTAGCATTTAACGTAAATCGTTTATCAGGTAATATGTACCCAGTAAGTGATACATTTGTTACTGGTGTAGCAGGTGGTGCATTTGGTACTCCTACAAGCTTAACATACACAACAGCAGGCGTTGGCACTCCATTAGCACAGAACTTATATGTTGCTTCTGGTAGCTTAACCGCTAATACAAACTCAACTATTATTTCTGGATTTGGCGCAAGCTCAAGTGGCCCATCATTAAGCGCACTTAACAGTTACGCTACAGGAACACAAGCATTTAGTCCTGGAGCAAACGTGTTGTACAAAACAGGCACTGTAAGTAGTGCTACTAGAATTGAAGAAGCAAACGTATTCATTGGTTCAACTGTTGGTAGTGGTAGTGGATTAGCAGTTAGAATTGATAATCCAGGATCAGGAAACACTCCAACGTTTACTGGTAGTGAAGCAAACTTTAACAGTCAATCAAGTACATTAGAAGCATATGATGCAACAGTAGTTGCAAATATATTGAAACACGACCAAACTAATTACTCAACTGGTTATTTACCAGTTGGACCTAACTTAAGTTCAGGTCGTGCTGGCACTCAGTACTTTACGTTCAAGGTTGTTAGAACATCTGTATCTAAATTTGACGTTAAATGGACTGGCACAGTTGCAGGTATGTGGGTAGCATTACCGGGAAGTATCATCGACTCAACATCTGGCGCTAATGGCTGGGTAGATATGAGTGTTGCATATGCAGGTTCAGGTGCTCCTGGTCAAAACATTGGCTCAGGTGGTAACGGATCAGATGGATGTGCATTAGGTGGTGTTGCACCATTAAATTCAGCACAAACTAATAAATCTGTTACTGCAACATTTGGTACTGTAAGTAGTTCAAGTACACCAGATAACGAAATTTATATCCGTATAGCATTAACAAGCGGTCAATCGGTGACTGCATTATCATTACAAACTGCGAGTAACTAATCATGGCCGTATCACAAGCACAAATCGTTGACCTATTATATAAACAAGCGTTCGGTGTCACTAAAACTGACACTGCACAAAATAAAAGTCCTAGTAACGAATCAATCCCTAGTCCCGCATTAAATCGCGGTGACACTGCCTGGACACAAGCGGATCAAATTCCCAATCCAGCAGCCGCAGTAGCTAACATTGTTCAAGCATATGTTGGCGCAAGTGCAGTAGAAACTATTGCAGATAATACAACAGTACCGGTAGATGGTATATATCCAACTTGGAAAACACAATTAACTAACTGGATTCCACAAGAATTTGGTGCAACTTATGTAGTTCAAGTATGGGTTGATGATAGTGGTGTTGCTAACCCAACGGTTACAGGTACACAAATCTTTGCTGATGGTTCAGGTGGCACTGGTCAATATTATTACAATTATGAATCTGGTGTATTAAACTTCATTGGTGAAACTATCCCTGCGGCATTGACTGCTGGTAAAGTTCTTTACATCGTTGGTTACAGATATGTTGGTTTAACAGGTGTAACAAACTTACCAAGCGGTACTGATATTGGTAATATTCAAATTACAGGTTCTAATATTGCAGGTACTAGCGCCAATGCAAATGTAAATCTTAACCCAAACGGTTCTGGTCAAGTAGTTGTTGCTGGTAACATTACTGCTAGTTATCTTTTTGGTAATGGTAGTCAATTATCTGGTATCGACACGTCAGGCGTAAGTAACGGCACTAGTAATTTAAGTATCCCTGTAGCAAATGGTAACGTTAATGTTACTGCTGGTGGAAACACAGCTCTGGTAATTACAACAAATGGCGCAAACGTAGTTGGATATTTAGATGTTAATGGTAACATCACAACGTTAAATGCTAACTTAGGTAATTTGGCAACAGCTAACTTTGTTAACGTATCAAGTAATATTAATGTTACAAATACAATGCAAGCTGGTAATGTTCGTACAGACAATCTATTATATGCTAACGGTAATCCTTGGGATCTACAAGAAGCAGCCGGTTCAAATACACAGATTCAATACAATGATGGTAGCAATAATTTTGGCGCAAGCGCAAACTTCACGTTTGATTATGCTACTCAAACATTAAATGTAACTGGCACTGCAAATGTCAGTGGTAACTTAAACGGCAACGTTGGTAATTTTAGTGGTAATGTTTCTGCATTAAATGCTAATTTAGGTAATTTAGCTACTGCTAACTTTATCAATGCATTAGAAACTACAACAAGTAACCTAACTGTTAACTTAGAAATTTCTGGTAATACAGCAAACTTTTCTGGCAATATCATTACACTAAATGCTAATTTAGGTAACTTAGTAACAGCAAACTATGCAAACTTTGGAATATTAGCCGCAAACACTGCAAATATTTCTGGTAATATTAATGCAAACTCAGCAAACATAACTGGTAACTTGTATGCAGGTAATGCAAACATTACTCAATTCTTAGAAACACAGTATGCTAACGTTAGCGCAAACTTGATTACAGGTAATGCTAACTTAGGTAACTATGCAATTGTTAATTTCTTAGAAGTTACAAGTAACTTACAATCTAACAATGCTAACGTTTTAGGAACAATTCTTGCAAACGTAGCAAACGTAGCCGGCACTATTACATCTGGTAATGCTAATTTAGGTAACTTAGCTACTGCTAACTTCTTTACAGGCACATTAGTAAACGGAACATCAAACATAGCCATTACAAATAATGGTAATATTGATTTAGTATCAGGTGCAAATACAACATTAGTATTGACACCGACTGGCGCTAACATTACAGGTTATGGTAACTTTAGTAGTAATGTAACAGCATTAAATGCTAATTTAGGTAACTTAGTAACAGCAAATTTTGCTAATGTTTCTGGTAACGTAAATGCTAATATTGTTAATGCTAATTACTTGTATGGTATATTAGCTAACGGCACATCAAATATACAAATATTCTCAAATGCTAATATT